CCGCTTGCAGTATACCATGCACGGGCAAAGAACCTTAACCCTGCTTTGCTACAGCAGCAAGAACAGGTATTAGAGCAGCCTAAACTAGCGGACACAGCAGCATCACGCGCTAAGTCTAGTGGTATGGTTGGGACAGGCACGTCACCTATGACTAGTAGCGAGACAAGAGCAGACAAACTCGCAAAGGATTTTCAAAAAGGGAAAATTAGCAGAGAGGACTACTTTGCTGGGATTGCAGCCTTGGCATAAAACACTTGAATATCTATAGGTTATGTAGTATATTTGTTGCATAATACCCCTAGACACTAGGGAGTGCCTTACGTTTGGGCTTAAACTAAGCAGTGGCTTTGTCGCCTTTAAAGACTGTTTCACAACAATCATTTAGAGGTATACAATGGCTAACTCATCATTGCCCACTGGTAGCACACTTGCGCTACAGTCATGGGCACCACTCACAGGCGCACTAACACAAACTCTCGGCGAATTCCCTCTTGGCGCTCTAGTAAAACTAGGTTGCATTCAAGAGTCTGCAGAAGAGATTTTGAAAGCAAAGCAAAACGGCTACACCGCTTCTGGTGTGACAGCTAACTTCCCTTACATTCCGAAGATTTCTCCAACAGGTATTGGCTATCTTGATAGTGGTGTCGCGCAAGCGCGTAACTTGACGTTCGAATCTTACACGGTAAATGCGAATATGATTCGTTACCCTGTGAGCGTTCCCGGTGGTGATAACTTCACTGCATTGCAAGCGGCGCAAATCTTCCAGTCTCAAGAGTTCAGCAAGAAAATTGCTCTTGATGCTGCAATGAAAGCCCTTGTGGAAAATCAAACGATTTCCGTAATGAACCAGCTTGTAGGATGGTCACCAACACAAACCAACTCTTCAATCGTAAACAATGAATTGACCATTAACGCAAACGATACGTTCGCTTATTCTCAATTCCAAGGGTTTAACACGGTTGATGCTGTTGACAGCACGCGTTTAATTCGCCCTGCATCTATTACAGATGATGCGTCTCTCACAACGTCTCACCGTTTGACAGCAACCTTCCTTGAGACTGCTCTTGCAAACCTAGACCGTTCTGCATACCCGATTGAGCCTATCAGCTTTAACGGGCAGAATATCTATGTATTGTTTGTGCACCCTGAGACAGCATTCGACTTGCAAACAACCGTGAGCGCGTCTGCTTTGACCTTTACCAACTGGGAATTGGCGCAAATCCAAGGTAATTACGACATGAAGAAAGAGGGTGCTCTTAACCCTAAAACGGCAATGGGCGTAAACGTACTCGGCTTATGGCGCAACCGTATTCTTATCGTAAGCACACGGTATGTTCCTTACGGTGTATCTAACGCGGGTGCAGTTGTAACAACTTCACGCCGTAACGTGTTAGTTGGCAAGAATGCTGTTTCCTTCTTCTCTCCTTATGGTGCTTTGTCCGATGCAACAGCACGCTTGATGGGCGATGCAATCCGTAACCCTAAAGCGGCGGCGGATGCTTATGCACCAACCGTTCGTGTAGGCGTTCAAGAGATTGATGGCAACATGAACACTGTATATGACTTGCGTTGTATTTCAGGGTTCAAGCGCATTAAGCCTAGCAACCGTCCTGACACAAACGTGTTGGTACTTCCTACTTACGCATCACTCTAATTGATAAGGATTATACAACATGGCAAACCCAACAGTCATTTCTTACGCCCTTGACACGGCAATCTCTCCAGCGGAGGCAAAGTTTTACAATGATGACCGTGAAATTACTGTCCCCGCTTCTACAACGACCACAGCGTCTTTTGGTCTTATTCCTGTTAAAGCAGGGATGAAGCTAAAGAGCTTTACGCTTTGGTCTGCTGACTTAGACACAGCTACGGCTGTTACCTTAAACTTAGGTATCAGATACCGTACAGGGTCTAGCTCATCTGATGCTCTTGCTGCATTTGTTTCTGCATCTACCATCGCACAAACAGGTGGCGCGGTGACGAACGATGACAACTTGACAGCCGTTCCAACATTAGGCGCAGGCGGGTACACCTTCCTTGATGATGGCTGGATTAGCTTAGGCATTCAAGCAGGAACAACCACCACAGCAGGTATTGTTCGCTTGAAAGCTGAATTGTCTGTTCCTAACCATTAAGGTTTATGACAACTTTTGCATCCATAAAAAGCAGTGTTCGCTCTGTAATTCAATTAGAGGGCAGCACTGCTTTGACTTCTACGGACGGGTTAGTGAACTTGTGTGTAAACGAGGCTCTCTTCGAGAGGCAACGTAACCATGAGTTGACTTTCAACGTAACTGTTAGTGGGGCTTTGACGGTTAGCACGTCTACAGGGATTATTGCTCTCCCCAGTGATTTCCTCTCTATGACGGCTAACCGTTCAAACCCAGTATTATGGACGGATGGAACAAACGTATATCCCTTGGTTAAATCTAACGATGCTGAATTTGACGCATATAAATATCGTACAGGCGGAGCATCACAAACGGGGCTACCACGGGTTTATAATTTCCGTAATGGACAGATAACCTTATTCCCTATCCCCACAACAACAAGCACTGTAACGCTTACTTACATAAAAAAGTACGATAATTTAGTAAACGATGGCGATACAAACGACTGGACTAATAATGCTGATGTTGTGCTCATAAATGATGCAGTAGCGCGAGTTTTAGTGATTAGAGAATTACCCCAATTAGGGGCAGTATACAAAGGCAAAGCTGATGCATTAGTGGCATCGCTAAACAACCAATATCAAATGATTGACGCGACCACAGGCATTTATTCGGAGACAATTATATGAGTACACCGACCACAAACCTTGCTCTTAATAAACCCGCTGTTGGTGGTGATTTAAATACATGGGGTGCACTTGCAAATACAAACTGGGATACCCTAGATACCTTATTGGGGAGTGTTGGAAAAGTTGGGTATTACGCAACAAACGCAGCGTCAATATCGACTGTAAAGGTCTCATTTCAAGGAAAATCTGGTGGGAATGACTCCTATATTACAGTAGATGGCGACAACTGGTCTAGCATTTTATCTTTCAATGCTCTTAACTCTGCATCTAAGCAAATCCGTGCTTCTTATGTAAAAGGTGAATTGATTGACCAAACGGCGGGGGCTGAAAAAGGCAGGCTGAATTTTTGGACAAAACCTTCTACGGGCGGCGCATCCGCAAGAATGACCATTGAGGATGATGGGCAGGTTTACATTGGCTCAACTTTAAGCGGTAACACGCCTGTATCTGGGTTCGCGCACTTAAACGTAGGCGGTGTAAACGGGTTCTCTTTGCGCGGGTTTAAGGGAAACACATTAATTGGGGAAATAAACTCTGATGGCTTGGGTTTTCTTAATTTCATCTCTAACTTAACCAACAGCGGGCTTAAACTTAGAACAACAAATTCAAGTGGGAGCAATGTTGACGCGGTTAGCTTAAACCCAAACGGCGATGCCACTTTTAGCGGTATTGTGAACGCCACAACAGCCTTTCAAGTAAACGCAAAAACCATCTACGGCGCAAGCGCGTACATTGATTTCACGGTGACAGCGACAGTGCCCACAAACAGACGTAGCGCAAACATTGCCTCTGTTACTCGTGTTAGCCAAGGAATTTACGATTTTGTATTCACTACCGCTGCAAGCGATGCTTATTATAGTGTTGTGGGAACTGCGGGCACTGGGTCAAGCGGTTCTACAAACACAGTCACATTAGGAATAACCGATAAAACCACATCAGGATTCAGGGTAAGTTTTGTTCAAGTCAACGTTGCTATGTATGACCCCGTTGAAGCCAGTATTATTGTGATGGGTGGGTAATATGGGGCAGGGCGTTATCGGAGGTATTCCCGGTATTTCTCCTGATGTGGATTTAACAGAATTCGCATCTCAGGGATGGGTTGATGCTGATAAAGTGCGTTTCCGAAAAAACTATCCTGAAAAAATCGGTGGATGGGTAAAAGTAAATTCTGATGTGGCAATCCCAACATCTACGCCTGTGCGTAATGTTTTTTCTACGCTCATAAACGGTGAATCTGTCTATCTTGTTGGCACAAGCCACCGTTTATACTATTTATACAATGGTTCATTGGTTAATATCACGCCGTTAAAGACAACAAGCACAGCTATTCCTAACAGCTTAGCTACACATTATCTGACGCTTGCAAACAACCCTATAACCGTACAAAACGGGTCAAATCTTGTAACTGTTGCTTACACGCACAGGGTTATTTATGCAGGGGACACAGTAATAATATCAGGCGCAACGGGTGTTGGTGGCATTCCTGCTGGCGATATTAACGGTGTTCAATACGTTGTATCTGCAACCCTCAGTACAATGACGTTTTATACTGCTTCCAATGCTACTAGTAATGCTACTGGTGGTGGCGCAGCAGTTGTTATGGCAAGACAAACTGTATCAGTAACAAAGGTTGCACATGGGCTTACAGAAGGTGCGCGTGTTAAGCTATCTGGGGCTGCTAACACGGGTGGTATTCTTGCAGCAAGCATCAATAAAGAGTTTATCATTCGGAATGTAAGCGTTGATGCATTTGACATTCAAACAGACATGGCGGCGACAAGCAATGTATCTGCAGCAGGCGGTGCAGCAACTGTATATTTTCAAGAAATAGATGCTGGCAGCGTTGATGTTATTAACAACGCTGGTTATGGCTATGGCGTGTATGGACGAGGTGCATATGGAAATAGTATTGCGGCATCTTCAGGGACGTATTCCTTCCCGCGCATTTGGTCTTTTGACAGATATGGTTCACAAGTAGTGTTATGTGCAGGCGACCAGTCTGCTTTATATCTATGGTCTCCGAGCGTTGATATAGCCCCTGCAATTATTACAGGAGCACCCACAGCATGTAATTACGTTTACGTCGATGAAAACGGGATTATATCGGCATTAGGGACAAGTGGTGTTGAAAATAGGGTGCAGTGGAATGACCCTGCATCATCAACAAACTGGACTGTTTCTGCTGGATATTACCCGGGATTTACTAGTATTCAGAATGCTGGCAGGATTATTGCGCGCGCTAATATTGAGAACAGCGATTTATTATTTACAAAAAACGCAGTATATATTCGCCAATTTATCGACTTACCAAGGGTGTATAGTTTTGATGTTGTCGATACAAATATTGGGTTGATTGCCCCCAACGCTCAAATTGTCATTAATGGGATTTGTTATTGGATGGGCTCTAAAGGTTTTTACAAATACCAAGGCGGCAAAGTACAGGTTCTTGCATCAAGTGGTTTAACACAAGCCAGCGTTACGGATTACGTTTTCAAGAACATAAACGCTTTGCAGGCATACAAATCATTCTGCTGGCACAATAAAGGGTTCAATGAGATTTGGTTTCATTATCCCTCAACGTCTTCTAACGAGTGTGACCGCTACGTCATATACAGCATTGAGGGTATGCATTACACGATAGGAAACATAAACCGTTTTGCGGGTGAAAGACCTTATCAGTTAGGAGATAATCCTATACTTGGGGGCTGCACAACAAACTCTGTATATGAGCATGAAACAGGCGCAAACGCAGACACAGTAGCAATGCCGTTTTATTGTGAAACTTCATATGTATCTTACGATGATGATAACTCGTCTGTTATCGTAAGGAGGTATCAACCAGATAGCAATCAAACAGGGAATATTACTGTTGATGTTAGTTACAAGTATTGGCAACAAGATGCCGTTAGCGTGTTGCCAAGCACAACACTTGCAACAACAACGCAACGCATAGACTTGGATTTAAAAACACGGTTTTGGAAATACCGCATTGCTGGCAGTGATTTAAACCAGACATGGCGCATGGGAAAATGGTTGCAAACCGTTGATAAGAGTTCACCGCGATGAAAAAATATGCACCATTTAACCCCACAGGCAAGGGTGATTTCCCCGCAATTTACAGCACGTTAGAGGATATAATCGCCAAGCGGCAAGAAGATGTGGCAAAACTTGCAGGGATTGAGAGTTTAAACGGCGCATTGCGCAAGGTTGCTAAAATTCCTACTTCGTCTACAGATATTGTAGCCTCCATTGACACGCTCGGCGATTTCAACTATGATGCAAATTATCTTTATATCGTTGTCAGTAGTGGGGGAGCACTGGTCTGGCGTAGAATCACCCTAGGGGTATTTTAGGCTATGGATGCTCTCAAAAAATTCCATGAATTAAAGCATCATATCGTTAGTGCCATTGCGTATAATAACCGCGAGCAGACGATTGATGACGTTGAGGCTTGTGTTGCAAGTGGTGAGTATAAAGTATGGACTGAGGGGCAATCTATAGCCCTTACAGAAGATTGTGTCCTCCCCCGCAAGAAATATACAGGCATTGTTTTAGCAGGTGGCGTTCTAGCCCCATTACAAGAATTAGCTCAAAAGATTGAAGAGGATGCAAAAGCACGTTCCCTAGATGGGGTGCTTATTGTTGGACGTGCTGGTTGGGGACGTGTTCTTAATGGCTATCGCAAAGCCGCAACCGTTTATTTAAAGGAATTCTAAAATGGGCGGTATTACAAAAGCATTATTTGGTAGCCCCGCGAAAAGCGAACAAAGTTCAGCGCAGGGCGTTGCGGCGTTACCTGCAAGCATTCAGCAATCATCAGAGCAAGCAATTAAGAATTTGGGGCTTATTGACCCGAATGTTTACAAGCCTACAGACATTAACCAGTACGAACAACAAGCGTTTGATGCTCGTGCACAGCCCGTACAGACGTTTGACCAGCTAAACATTGGTGGACGCATAGGGCAGTTCTTAAACCCCTTTAGAGACGCATTAACGGCGGATTATCAAAAGTTATTAGGGCAACAGCAAGGTAGGTTAGCTGCTGATGCTAATAGATACGGGCTTGGCGGCTCTGCATATCAAGCACTTGGTGAAGGGCAGTTATCAGAAGGAACAATGCGTGCTCTTGGGACAACGCTTGCTAATATCTACAATCCGTCTGTAAATGCTGCGCTTGGTACGGTGAACCGTGAAGACCAACTTAGACAACAACGTATATCAGACTTGCTTGCATCAGGCGCACAGGTTCGCGGTGTTGCAGAAGGGCAACAGCTTGCCCCTGTTACAAAAGAGCAAACTGTTCTCAAAGGTATTGCGTCATTACCTGCTACATCTACCGCAAGCGGCGTATCTGTTGGGCAAAGCGATGGTTTTATCGGCGGCTTGAATAAATCAGGCAGCGCGACGCTTGCTGCATTAACAGGCGGTCAAAACCCTTATGCTGGCGGTGGTAATGCAACTCCTTTAACATCGCCTAATTTTATACAAGGGGGCGGTGGTGGCTATCAATCTACTCCACAAGGCGCACAAACATTCAGTAATTCAGGTTTTCAAAACCCGTTTGCAGGAATGGGTACAGGGCAAAGCATAAGCGCACAGCCTACAAATTACGGCAATCAGGCGGATTTTGGAAATTATTTTGCAGGCGGTGGTGCTTATGGAGGGCAATACAACATTGCTTCACCAACAAACGTGACTGCATACCAAGCAAAACCTTTTTCTGCACCTAGCGCAGGGTCATCACTTTTAAGTTTCTTTGGGGCATAATATGTTCGGGCTTGAAACAATACGCGATGCACTGATTAACTTTTCTGCTGGAACACCAAGTGGGCAGGCTTACCTTGCCAATCAGCGCGAGGCAGCACAACAAGCACAATTATTCCCCTTGCAGTTACAAATGGCTCAAGCGCAGGCGGCTAAAGCGCAACAAGAAATAAAAACACAAGAGATGAAGTCGCAAGCTCTTGCTAGAATATTTAACAACATGGGCGGCGGAGGGCAGCAACAGCAGCAACAGCAAGCTGCCCCGCAGTTATCAGCACAAGAGTTGATTAATTTATCGTTTGTAGACCCAGAAATGGCAAAATCTGCTATTAATGCTTTGGCAGAAACACGCTATCAACAACAAGCCGCAATGCCTAAGCCAGAAGTTTATGATTTCGACCCTAACACAGGCAGTCGCATAGTGTTGCAGCCAGCACAGCAGGGCATACAATCTATGCTTAATTTTGGCAATGGCGGTAGTCCTATGCCAGCACCAACAGGAACAGGGCAAATCGCACAAGCATTAGGC